TAATAGCGTATGTGCGATCCACATTTAAACCGGCGGGATGCAAGTCCGGATTCTCTTCCAAAAACTGCTTCATATTGGTTTGATGAATTCTTTTCTCAAGCAGATCAGGAGCTTCATGCTCATGCAAGAACTTATAGAAGTTCTCCCAATCGTTTGTCCAAAACCTGCTCTTAACCGACCGCATAGCAAGACCATGTTTAGTCTTAATGCTATCGGCATTGGTTGCTTTGCAGACTTCTAGTATTTCTTGTTCTATAAGAGATAACTGCTCGTTGAGGTCAGCCTCTTTCTCTTCTAGTTCACGACGTAATTGGTCACGGGCGTCACGTATTTTGATATAGATCTTGACCAGTTTGTCCATATCGGCGACGGGTTGTACTACCGCTTCGGCATCGTTCATTTTAGTTTCCTTGTAAATATCGGGTCTAAGCCCGTTAATTAATACTACAACTACTACTTTACTATGTCAACTCTTTATTGTCAACTTCTTGTCGGTACAAATCAATTATTTTTGTATGTACATCAAGTTTATTTTGCAACATATGATACAACTTAGTCTCTACGGGACTACCCTTAATATGCACAATAGTCATTGCATTCTTTTGTCCCTGCCTATCAATACGTGCATTTGCCTGCAAGTATGTCTCTATAGATGTTACTGGTGCATACCAAATGATAGTATCTGCAGCAGTTAGTGTGACTCCGTGTGCAGCAGCCTGCGGTTGTATGAGAAGTACTTTAGGATCGACTTGCTCTTGGAACCTTTTAAATATCTCGGTTCGCTTACTTACTGGAACCTGCCCATTGATAACCTCGCAGGTAATACCCGCCCCTCTCAAATGTGTCTTGAGTAATTCTATTGTATGCGTGAACGGAACAAAGACAAGAACTTTGTGGCTGGCTTCTTCAATTACTTCTTCAATAACACGTAGGCGATTACTAACGTCGAATTCAACAACAGCACCAGTATCAGAATAAACGGCACCCCCTGATATTTGTAGGAGCTTATTGATCTTAACTGCTGCATTGACGGCGCTAACTTCTTCACCATCCGCTGCCATAAGGTACTCGTCTCTGAGCGTTTTGTAGTATTTCGTCTGTTGCGCAGTAAGGGGGGCGTCCCGAAAAACATGTGTAACCTCCGGTAGGTCTAAGCAATCTTCTTTCTTAAATCGGATTGCTGGTTGCAGTGCATCAAATACAGTTGTACTTGCGTCAGGTTTTGGTAGCCATTTAAACTTGGTAATCTGTACCATAGTCTGGTCACGGAAAGCCCCAAAGAACCTAGGCACGTTGTCAGGTACAAGCATCTTTGCCAAGCCAAAAGCATCAGTAGGAGTTTGTGCTGCTGGCGTACCAGTCATCATCCATATCCATGTGCGTGGGGTTATGATGTGGTTAAGTGTCTTCCAGCGTTTAGTAGTAATAGTCTTGTAAGCATTTGCCTCATCAATAATTACTAAGTCAAAGTTTTGTTTTGCAATAGCGTCGGCTACGATGTCTACGCCGTCATAGTTGATAATTACAAACTGAGCGTCACTTTCAATAACTGCTTTTCTTTTATCTCTGTCGCCATATGCAACACCGACTTTGCGGTGCATTGCAAACTTAAATAGATCAGCCTGCCATGCAGATTGCATGATAGATAAAGGACAAATAATTAATACTTTGTAGACTTTCTTTTGTTCTATTAAATAGTCCGCAGCCCATATAGCCGATGCAGTCTTGCCTGTGCCCTGCTCGTTAAAACAAAATGCACGTTTGTTAAGGGTTAAAAAGTTAGCCGTTTCTTTTTGGTGATCCATGGGTTTATAAAGCCCAGGCCATTTGTAATCACGTTGTATTGGAGATGGTACGTTTTTAATCTTAAGCTTTGATAGGGCTTGTGCTTCGTCTAAACCCCACCGAACAGCAACCTTATGTAGGTCGCCGTTGGTTTCAATAACTTCGCTTTTGGGGATACATTCGGTTACAAGATTAGGGCGTCTTGTAGTAATTACTATTGCCTTGTTATTTACTATTTCCATGTTTAGTTTTTACCGAGTGATCTGAGTTTCTTGCGTACGAGCGATTACTCTTTGCAGTCTTAACCGTAAGATTGCTGCGTACCGTTTTTCCGCCTTTAGATAAAGGGACTTTGTGGTCAACATCTTTGCCATCGCCTTTGTGGGCAAGCCCAGCTTTTTCCATAATTCTACGAGCTTTGTTACGTTGCGCCCGTTTCTTCTTGACCGCCGGCGTACCATCATACTGTTCATATTCCTTTTTGTAAGGGCGGGGTTTGTTCACATATGGCATAACGATCTCCTTCTTTGCGGAAAAAATAAACTGAACCATCAGCTAATACTACGTATTTTATGTCGGTTTGGGGGTCGTCGCCAAGCATATCTTTTAGCAGGGCTTCAATCTCGACTTTAGACATTTGAGTGTCTTCAATGTCAACGTTACCCATAAACGGTATTGGTTCAATCATTTCTTTTGTACCTTTCTTGCCTGTTTAATCTCTTTCAGCATCTTTTCCATGAGGTCTGCGCAATAGCCCACAAAAGGAAATTTGGTTGTTCCATTAGCAACACTACGTGCCAGTCCAATAGTATTTTCAACTGTTCGTATACTTACTTTTCTCATTTCTGAATCCTTTCCCACAACTCAGACAACGATATGCCTTTTATTTCTTTCCAGCCAATGTGTATACAGGCATACATAATGAACAAGAAGAAGCTAAACACCACCATAAATATCAATACCGCACAGGTAGCCACGAATAAAGCAAATAAATTAAGTATTGTGACAATCAAAATGGTGCCTCCCCTAAACTAGATAAATCAATCTTCTTCTCGCAACGTAATAGTTTGTACGTCCACCCAACTCTCCCACTGACGATTTGGTTTGCTTCTTCTTTTCTTGAGACCTTGCGCATCAGCTCTTGGTTCTCGTCGTAAATTAGGTACATATTCAAACTTGTCATCTCCAAACTTTGGTACATAATATTTTGGTTTTGGTAATAGGCTCAGGGCTTCGTTCAATACTTCAATTACCTGCAAACGCCGTCGCATATCACTTTCTTCTTCTTGTTTTGACTGCAACAATCCCTACTTCAGGTTCTTTTTTGTACTTTGTTTCAATCATTAAGTCAGCGGCATCCCAGCATTGTTTTGCACTTTCTTCAGTCAATCCAATACCTTTCATAAATAACCCCATCATTGCAAACATCGCAAAGCAATCCCTTAAATCATCATCACCAATCATACGACCCCCTTCAACTCTTCATAGCCGCAAGTCTCATCCCAATATAAGAAAGTATTTCCTTTATGTTGGAGCATGTTAAGCACTGGTTTACAACCTGCTTCGCAGTCAAAATGTATCCGTAACCCTTGGCGTCTTGCGCTAGGATTCATAGTAAAGTCTTTGTCTACTTCAACTTTAGAGTGCCCTGAAACCACGTGTAAGCAAGTGCCAGTCATATCTTCGCCACAGTCAAACACTTCAATTTTTCCTTGGTGTAGATATACGTTATTGCAAGTTGGGCATTCAAGTTCTTCCCCATAAGTCCATTCTTCTTTTTTAATTTTTATAGTCATCTGTAGTGTCCTTTTCCATTGTGTTCACAATCTTTTACTGGGCAAAACTTCTTGCATGTGAAGTTCGGCTTTGCGTTCCATACGTCGTTATCATGCGCCGCAGCTAACTTATCCGTTTCTTGAACCCAAGTAAGCCACTTCTCTGGTGAGTCGTGTTTGATGTAATGGGCTCGCACGAAGTCTTCGCTGACTACAAACGCTAGTCCTGCTTTGACCCGCTCAACAGTTGGGAAGTGTTTAAATACGCACAGTGCCATCAGTTCAAGCTGTTTGGTGTCGGCATACTGACTGCTCTTACCTGTCTTGTAGTCAACAATATGTGCTAAGTTATCGTTAATAATAATTAGGTCGGCTACGCCTCTGAACCAAACGTTCTTATCAAAGAACCCGCATGGCTCCAAATCCTCAGTCAAACCCATCTTGTGTTCACAAAGCTTTCGGCCGGGTATGTCCTTAAGCACATCCAATACTGGTGTAAGGAATGAGAACTTCTCCGGTACGGGCTCACCATCTCTGATGTGTTTCTCAGCCGCTTCATGCACCATCTTGCCGTAGGTCAAATGCTCAGTCTCAGGCTCAACAATATCCTTAACCACCCGCAAGTGATAATACTTTTTAGGGCACTGTTGGAACAGTCCGAGAGACGAGTAAG